CCGAGATGGGCGGCTTCCAGGCAGCCATGACCAAGATGGCCGCGGCCGGCAAGTTGGCGCTGGAGGGCCTGGCGATCGGCACCGCCGCGGTCGGGTTCGAGAGCGTGAAGATGGCGATGAACTTCGACCAGGCCATGGAGATGATCCACACCCAGGCCGGGGCGTCGCAGTCCGAAGTGGACGGACTCAAGGACAAGGTCCTTGCGCTGTCCGGCGCGGTCGGCATCGGCCCCGAGAAGCTCGCCGAAGGCCTCTACCATATCGAGTCCTCCGGGCTGCGCGGTGCGCAGGCGTTGGATGTGTTGGAGCAGTCCGCCCACCTGGCCAAGATCGGCATGGCTGATCTTGATGATGTCACCTACGCCATGTCCGGCGTGATGTCGGTGGGGATGAAGGACGTGCAGAACGCCACCGACGCGATCGCGTTCATGAACTCCACGGTGGGTATGGGCGACATGCGGATGCAGCAGCTGGCCGCGGCGATCGGCACCGGCATCCTGCCCAGCTTCAAGTCCGCCGGGTTGGGGATGGCGGACTTCTCCGCCGCCCTGGCCACGATCGCCGACAACAGCACGCCGGCGGACGAGGCCGCCACCCGGCTGCGCATGACGATCTCGATGATGGCCGCCCCGTCGCACCCGGCCATCGCGGCCCTGTCGCGGATCGGCCTGGAGGCCACCTCGCTGGCCACGGACCTGCGCCAGCCCAACGGTCTGCTGGTGGCGATGGAGGACCTGAAGAAACACCTCGAGGACTCCGGCCTGTCCGCGGTGGAGCAGACGCAGGTGTTGGAGCAGGCGTTCGGCGGCGGCAAGACGTCAGGCAGCATCCTGACGATGCTGGAGGAGATCGACAAGCTGCGCTCGAAGTACGACCAGCTCGGCACCTCCCAGTCGCGGGTCACCGGCGTGCAGCAGGCGTGGGCGGACCAGCAGACCCAGTTCAAGCAGAAATGGGACGACCTGATCGCCACCCTGGAGGCGGCCGGGGTCAAGCTGGGCAACTACCTCATACCGAAGATCATGGACGCGGTCGACTGGACCAAGAAGCACAAGGAACAGGCCGAGATCCTCGCCGGCGTCATCGGCGGCGTCCTCGCCGTCGCGATCGCCGCCTACACCGTCAACATGATCGCCGCCGCCGCGGCCAACGTCGCCGCCACCTGGGAGTTCCTCGTCATCGCGGCTGCCATTGCGTTCCTGGTGTACGAGATCATCAAGCTGAACGACTGGCTCAACCAGGTGCACATGACCTGGGGCACGTTCTTCAAGGACACCGCGATCGTGGTCTACGACTGGTTCTACAACAAGGTCGGCCCGATCTTCAACAAGGTCATGGACTTCTTCTCCTGGCTGGACAAGCACATCGGCGGCACCGGCAACGTGCCCCACCTGGCCCCACCGCCCCTGCCGGACCTGGGCGGCGCGGTCACCGGAAGCACCGGCGGGTCGACGAACAGCGCCGGCATGTTCCCCCACTTCGCCGCGGGCGGTGTCGTGCCCGGACCCATCGGCGCCCCCATGCTCGCCGTGGTCCACGGTGGAGAGACCGTCACCCCACCCGGCGGCGGCGGCGGCGGGGACCAGGTCATCCACGCCCACATCCACCTGGACAGCCGCGAGATCTGGCAGGGGCAGCTGCGCTTGGCCCGGCGTAAGGGTGTGACCGGGCCCGCCGCCCTCTACCCCGCCACCGCGAAGGCGATCTGATGCCGCAGAGCCTGGGCCCGACCGGGGCGCCCTCGGTCTTCGGCGGCATCGGCCGCCTGGAGTGGTCCGCGGGGAACCCGGACGACCCGTTCCCGGTGTGGCAGGACATCACCGTGTTCGTGCGCACCGAGGACAACCCGCTGCGCATCAACCGCGGCCGCCAGACGGAACTGGACCAAACCCAACCCAGCCAGTTGACATGCGACCTGGACAACACCGACAACCGGTTCACGTTCGGGTACACCGGCGGCCCGTACGGGGCCACGTGGACGCCGGCGAAGAAGGTCCGCTACACGGAGACCATCGGAGGGCGCACCTTCGTTCTGTTCACCGGGTGGATCGAGTTCCCCGACGTCAACAACTGGCAGCCCACCGGGTACCAGACCGTCCAGCTCACCTGCACCGACCGCCTGACCAGGCTGGCCCGCGGCCGCAAGTTCGTCTCCAACCTCGGCGAACACATCCTGTACAACGTCCGCAACAGCGCCCTGAAGAACTACTGGACCCTGTCCGCGCCGTCGAACCGCTTCCCGCCCATCACCGGCAAGGACACCCTCGCCCCCGACCTTGGGCTCAACCCCGGCGGTCCGACGCTGACCATCTCCCCGCAGGGCGGTCCGAGTCTCCCCGGCGACGACCTGTCGCCGGTGCTCATCAACTTCTCCGACGGCATCGGCGCCGACGGCACCGTCCTGACCGGAACCCTCTCTTCTCCGATCACCTTGTCCGGCACCAACGCCCTGACGCTGCTCCTGTGGGTGCGCCGGGTGACCGATTTCTCCGCCGCCCAGCCGCAGGACATGTTCGCCCTATTCGCCACCGACCCCACCACCGGGGCGATCACCGACGCGATCGAGATCTACGTCAATAACACCGGCGGCCCTCGGTGGCGCGGCGGCGGCCAGTTCGGCGGCGGGGCCAGCAGCATCGACGCCGGCCCGATCCCTGAGACCTCCACTGGGCGGTGGATGATCCTCGGCCTGCAGTTCACCCTGTCGCCGCAGGCGTGCACCCTGTGGGTCGACGGGCAGACCATCGCCGGCGTGGTCACCGGCTCACCACCAGCGTCGGTGACCGTCTCCCACACTTGGATCGGAAACAACTGGTGCGGCAACGTCGCCCACGCCCAGATCTACTACGGGGCACCGGCTGACTTCACCCGGACGGACTTCCTGGCCCAGCGGCAGATGGGTCTGTACGGGCTGGAGTGGCAGCTGCCCGGGCAACGGGTCAACACGATCCTCGACTACGCCGGCGTGCTGTCCACCGACCGGGCTGTCGACCCCGGTGTGTCGTACATGCAGCAGGCCAAGCTCGCCGGGCAGGACCCGCTCACCGCGATCCAGAACGCGGTCACCACCGAACGGGGCCGCTTCTTCGCCGGCGGCGACGGCCGCGCCGTCTTCCACGACCGTATCCGGATCCTCAATGTGTAGGAGAGCTGATGCCACTGAGCTCAATGGACGGTCTGACCGCCGCGATCATCGGCGTTCCCACCGTTTGGGGCAAGGACCCGGTCACCGCGAAGGCGGCCGGCATCCCGCACACCCCGTGGTACGGGACCGGGATCGTCGGCGCCGGCGCCGCCCCGACCGGTGGCCTCAACGGGGCGAACTTCACCGGTCCAGCGGTGGCCGGGCAGATCGGCATGCCCGCCGCGGTCGCCGGCGCCACCAGCGTCATCCTGCGCGCGAACGCCACGCAGGCCGGCAACGTCGGCGGCATGTGGTTGGTCGACCGGCAGTGGGGCAACGTCCCAGTCGTCACCACCACCGGCGCCCAGGCGATCACCCAGCCCACCCTGCCAGCCCGCGACGCCTCCGCATCCACCTCGGGTGTCGGCGTGGTCCTGGCGTTGGAGTGCTCGGCCGCCACAGGCAACGGCGCCCCGATCACGAACACCACGGTGTCCTACACCAACTCGGCAGGGGTGGCCGGACGCACCGCCACCCTGACCTCGTTCCCGGCTACCGCCCCGCAGGGCACCTTCGTGGTGTTCAGCCTTCAGGCCGGCGACGTCGGCGTCCGATCGGTGCAGTCCATCACCCTGGGCACCTCGTACGTGTCCGGGCAGATCCACCTGATCGCGTTCCGGCTCGTCTGCGAACTACCGCCCGGCCCGGTCACCGCGGTCACGAACTACCTGAGCTTCACCCAGCTCGGCCGGCCAACCGTGTGGGACGCGTCGGTGCTGCAGCTGGTGTACATCCCGACCGGCACCGCGGTCGGCGCCACGTACGGCTCCCTCTCGTACGCCCAGGGCTGACCGGTGCCGCTGAACATCACGTCGGCGTCCGGCAAGGGCGCCGTGATGGGCATGGGCGAATGGACCGACGACGACCTCATCGTTGACGTGGAGCGGCCCACCTCGCCGGCGAGCCTCGTCGTCAACGACTGGTTCTGGGGTTCCGGCGCCCCGGACGCCACGGTCATCCCGTGGACGTGGCTCACCGTGCCAATTGAGCTCCGCGCCGACCAACCGATCAACTCGGCCGCGATCACCCGGGTCAACCAGGCCGCGGCCACCGTGAACGCCACCGCCTCCCAGACCACGTACGGGGTGTTCGCGGCCGCCACGACACTCGACACGATCAGCCCGGACGACGCGGCGAACCTGGCCGCGTTCCTGACCACCTACTACGCCAACCCGCTGATGCGCTGCCCCACCATCACCATGTCGCTGGTCCCCCGTACGGACGAAGAGCGGTGGCGCATCCTAGGCCGCGAGATCGGCGACCGCTTCACACTCGGGCCCGGCACCGTGCAGGACGCCCCCGGCCACACCACCGTCCTGCCCGTCCCTGCGGGGTTGCCGATCGGCGCCCAGTCCCTGGTGATCGAAGGCATCCAACACGCGTCCTCGGTGACCGATCGGGTTGCGGAGTGGACGACCGCCCCGCTGCTGGGCTCATCCCCCGGTGTTGAGGGGCCATGGTTCCGGCTCGGCAGCTCGCGTCTGGACGGTACCGATGCTCTTCCCTTCTGAGAGTGAGGGCTGATGGCGCAGGTCCCTGTCCTGCCCGCGGTCACGGGCGGTGTGTACACCACCTCGCAGCTCTCGGCCGTGGTCCAGGCGGTCGCGTTCCTGCAAGCCCCGCCGACCGCCCAGCTGCGGCAGCAGGTGGCCCAGAGCGTCCCCAACACCACGTTCACGTCGATCACCTTCGACGTGGAGGACGTGGACAAGGACCCGACCGGCGCCGGCGGCCACTCCACCTCGAGCAACACGTCCCGGTACACCGCCGTGTATTCGGGCTGGTACGAGGTGACCGGGGCGATCGCGTGGACGGCCAACGCCACCGGCCGCCGCGCCTCCGCCTGGGTCGTGAACGGCGGGATCCTCAACGGCAGCCAGCAGGCCGGCCCAGCCACCGCAGCGTCCGACGCCGAGGTCGTCACAAGAACCATGCTCATCTTCCTGAACGTCAGCGACGTCGTCGAGTTGCAGGGCTACCAGGAGTCCGGCGGCGCGCTGAACACGCTCGCCGGCGCCCCGGCCCAAACGAACGCAACGGCCTCGATTCGGTGGGTGAGCACCTGATGGACGCGTGGCTGATCATCCGGCAGGCCCCCAGCGTGTGGGTGTGCAACCTTGGCGACCCGGGCGCCCTGGGCGACGAACCGCGCGAGCTCCTGATCAATCGGATGCGGGTGGCGACCGGGTTCCCACCCGTCGACGATTGGCTGTCCGACGCGGCGACCCGGTCGGTGGCCATGACCTTCGGCGAACCCCACCCCACCCTGATGGCCGCAGCCACCGTGCTCACCGTGGACGACCTAACGAAGGTGGACCCGGCCGCGGTCGCCGCTCACGCCCAGGCCCGCGCGGAGGCCGCCAGGCAGGCGCAGATCGACGCTGCGCAGACAGTCCTGGCCCAGCTGCACCCAGACGACCTCGCGGCGGTCGTAGCGGCCGCCCAGGCCCCAGGGAAGGTGACGCCGTGACCCAGGGATGCGACTACGCGTTCTCCCACCCCAACCCGGCCGGCCTCGCGGCCGCGGGCCTCGAGTTCGCGATGCGGTACGTCGGCCCAGGCACCGACGACAAGCACCTCCACGTCGACGAGCGCGACCAAATCTGGGCCGCCGGTCTCTCGATATGCCTGCTCGGGGAAGGCACCGCCAACGGCGCCCTGGGCGGCTTCCCCGTCGGCGTCGCGCACGCCCAGTCCTCCCTCGCGGGCGCCCGCACCGTCGGCGCACCGGACACGGTGCCGATCTACTTCGCCGTCGACTTCGACGTCACCGAGGCCCAGTGGCCCACCTGCGCCGCGTACCTCAACGGGGCGGCCACGGTGCTCGGCGCCGGCCGGGTCGGCGTCTACGGCGGCATCCGGGCCATGCAGTGGGCCCTCCGGGACCGGGTGGCCCGCTGGTTCTTCCAGACCTACGCCTGGTCGTACGGGCGGTGGTTCACCGGCAACCACGTGGAGCAGTACCAGAACGACGTCAACCTGGCCGGCGGCGTCGTCGACCTATGCCGAGCTCGCCAGAACAACTTCGGCCAGTGGGGGCCGGGAGCGGAGGACGACATGACCGACGAACAGTGGGCACTGATTCGCGACGCGATCGGCCGCGGCCAGGCCATCTTCGACGACCTGGACACCATCGAGTGGACGGACGCCCCGAGCGCGGGCCGCCCAAACCAGAACAAGGCCCGACTGGATCGGATCGACGCCGAGCTGGCCGCGCTGAAGGCGATGGTCGCGGGCCTCACCGGCGCGGGCGGCCTCGTCGCGCACACGCACCCGGTCGGCGAAACCGGGCCGGCGCAGCCGACCGAGTAGGTGTCGACCGTGATGCAGATCGTCGGCGGCCTGCTCCTGGCCGCCGCGATCATCGCTGCCCTCGGCGTCATCGGCAAAGGCCTCGTCTGGCTGTACGGCGTCATGCGCAAGCTCAACCAGCTGCTCGACGACCTGGCAGGAGAGCCGCCGAGGCCTGGGTTTCCCGACGGACGGCCTGGCCTGTTCGCAAGACTCGAGTCAATCGAAGGTAAGCAGGCGGACGTGGTGGCGCGGCTGGCGGCGGTAGAGGCCCAGCTGGCCCCCAACGGGGGAGGGTCACTGCGCGACGCGGTCGACCGGGTCGTGGAGCAGACACAGCCAGCCGCCTAGCCCCGGCAGCCCTCCGGCCTGGCCGGCGCGGCACGGCACCCGGTGACCCGGCAGTACACCACCTGGTGAACGGCGTCGCGGCAGCTGCACCGGTGCACCGACACCATGCCCGGTGCGAGCTCGTGGCCCTCGCTGTCCCGGTCGGGCACCCACGGCCACCACGGCAACCCCATACCACGACCCTACGACAGGAGTGCGCATGAACACTGGCGGCCGCCACCCGAGCACCGTTCAGATCGCCCGCTACTTCGAGTACGAGCACCTGAAGGTGTCGCTGCGTGGTGTCAGCGAGCGTTGCCACGACCTCGCCCAGGACATGGTCGACCGGCTCCCCGACGGGCCCGAGCTGACCACCGGGCTGCGTAAGCTCCTCGAGGCGAAGGACTGCTTCGTGCGGGCCGCGCTCGCCACTGCGCAGGCCAACGCATGATCCAGCCCGACCCGGCCACCGCCGACGCCCGTAACCGGGCTTGGCGTACCTTCCTGCAGGGCCTCGGCATCGACGTGGCCGCGGCGGTCCTGCTCGCCGCCGGGCCGATAGTTATCGGCTCGGACTTCGCCTGGACCCGGGCGTACTGGCTGACCCTGGCCGGCCTGGCAGGGAAGACAGCCATCCAGACCGCCGTGTCGTACGGGATGCGTAAGATGCTGCCGCCGCCGGGTGCGAAGTGAGCTTCCCGCTGCTGTGGCTGATCTGGGCCCTGCTGGTGTTCGTCTCCTTCGGCGTGCTCGAGGGCATCGGCCTGGTTAGCGGGGCGAAGCGCGGCAGCCTCACGTCCAACGTCATGTGGCTCATCACCGGCGCTGGCTGGTGGCATCAGGCCGCGCGCATTGTGCTCGCCGCCCTGCTGGCGTGGCTTCCGCTGCACTTCGGCCTGTCATGACCACCTGGACCGTTCCCGGCACCGTGCTTGAGGTCCACGACGGCGACACCATCAAGGTCGCCCTGGACCTGGGCTGGCACATCACCTACACCGCGAGTATCCGGCTGGCCGGCGTGAATGCTCCCGAGCTGGCCACTCCGGCCGGGCCGCCGGCGCGGGAGTTCGTGGACGGTCTGCTGCCTGCCGGGACTGCGGTGACGGTCGTCTCGCACAGCCTCGACAAGTACGGCCGGGTCCTGGGCAACGTCACGCTGCCGGACGGGCGCGACTTGTCCGCGGCCGTCATCGCCGCTGGGATGGGCGTGCCCTACGACGGCGGTCCACGGGGCTGAGACCACACCGGCGATCGGCGCCGGTGCTGATGAAGGAGAAGGCGTGTACGAGGGCAACCACGTACGGAGAATGAGTAGACCCAGGCGGCTATTCGCCGCCGCCATCGCCGCCCTGGTCGCCACGACCGGGGCGGCTCTGGTTGTACATGGGGCCATGCGCCCGGCACCAGGGCCCGCGGCCGACCCGGGGCCGCTGTCGGTCGTCGACGAGTGCCGCCAGGCGCTGGGGTACGACGCGCGGACGCCGGAGGATCTGGCGTGGCTGAACACCTGCGTGAGCGCGCTCACCGCGCCGTCGCCATCACCCAGCCCGTCGCCGTCTCCCTCTCCGAGTCCGTCTCCTTCGCCGTCACCGAGCCCTAGCCCATCGCCCAGCCCAAGTCCTTCACCATCGCCGTCGCCCTCGCCGTCGCCCTCGCCGAGCCCCAGCCCATCCCCGTCGCCGAGCCCGACGCCTACTCCAAGCCCATCACCGAGTCCATCACCAACACCCAGCCCAAGTCCCTCCCCGGCCACGTGCCCGATGCCCGGGAGGAACCTCCCCGGGGCCGCTGACCCGTGGGGCGGCTGCTGGCCCGGGCCCGGCAACACAGGCATCCCCGCCGGCGTGCAGCTGCACACTTGCCCGACCACCATCACCATGCCCGGCACTTACGACGCGTGCCAGTTCAACAGTGCCGTGGTGGTCAAGGCGACCGGGGTGGTCATCACCCGCTCCCTGATCAAGGGCCCGGTCACTTCGAAGCAGAACGCCGGCCTCAACTCGCTGGTCATCCGCGACTCCACCATTGCCTGCGGCTGCCCCTCCGTCGGCTCCGGCACCACGGTCGGGATCGAGGACGACGGCTTCACCATGCAGCGGGTCGACCTGTCCGGCAGCGGCCACGGGGCGGCGCCGCGCAACCACGTCATCATCCAGGACTCCTGGATCCACGGCCTGGGCGGCAACACCAGCGACCACAAAGACGGCGTGTATGTAGGCGACGGCACCGACGCGGTCATCAACCACAACACGGTCGAGTGCAACGACGGCCCCGCCGCGGGCTGCTCCTCGGCCATCGGGCTGATGTCCGACTTCGCCGTGATCAACCACTACGTGATCACCGGCAACCTGCTTAACACCATCGGCAGCTTCTGCTTCTACGGCGGCGACAACCCGCAAAAGCCATTCGCCGCGCAGTACATCACCTTCACCAGCAACGTGTTCGGCGAGGCCATCTACTCCAAGTGTGGGTTCTACGGGCCGGTGACGGACTTCGACCTCAGGCAGCCGGGAATGGTGTGGGGCGACAACCGGTGGGCCGACACCGGGGCGCTGGTGGCCGCCGCATAGCCCCAAAAGCGAAATGGCCCCGGCGGACCCTCCGATGTGGAGGGTCGGCCGGGGCCATTTTGTCGTCGCGTGGCGCGCGGCCATTCGGCCATTCCATTGTCCACAGTAGACGCTGATCGCGGGCAAAAAGAAAGCCCCGACCCTGCCAGGTAACAGGGTCGGGGCTCCTTCGTCATACTACCGAGCGGTTACCTGGTCCGTTCGGTGCCAGGTCGGTCATTTCCCGGTGCGCCTGCGCCGGTCGTGACGCTCGGAGTACTGGTCCCCACGGGGGCCGTACTCGCCGCGCGGCTTACCCGAAATGGCCGGTGCTGCCGCCGGCGGCTCGGGCACCTTCACCGAAACGGCCGGGGATACCGGCGCCTCAGGAAGGGTGGCCATTTCCTCCACAGTGGACGGAATGGCCGGCTCCGTCACCGTCGTGGTCTTCTCCTCGATCTCGTCTTCCAGTGCGGCCCGGTAGGCCTTCACCCATCCACGCACGTACTCTGCGGCGAGGTACGCGGCGACCACCCACACATGCGCCGTGCTCGCGATGAAGTTCTCGCCGGCCATGAAGTTGAGCACCATCGAGACCGACAGCGTGACGATCAGGATGAACCACAATCCCTTGCGTCCGAAGCCGTCTCGGCGGGGCAACCCCAAGGCCAGGTTGCTCATCAGAGCGAGCACGTCGATGGTGGCTGGCACCGCCCACGACGCCCAGCCCACGGCGTGAGCCAGGAAAAGACCGACCTGCGTCATGTACGACGTCCCCATGGCCACTGCCATGGTGAAGGTCGCACCGCCGGTCGAGAAGTTGGCGACAGCCACGATCTGTCGCCATGAAGCGTTGCGGTTCATGACCCCTCCTGGGGTGGTAACCACCGTCGCTCAACGGCGGCCCCCGCGGTCGCCGGATCGGTATGGTGGGCGCCACGCCCTACCCCTCCCAAGGTCGTGGCCTGTCATTGGATCCGCTCTGGTACTCACGACGGCGGCAGCGGCGATCCGTTCTCCGGTTGGATCGGCCTTGTCCCGCCTGCTGATTAGCGGCTCAGCAGGAGGCCGTGTGCCCGAGGCCGGAATCGGACCGGCCCTGCGTCACTGCCGGCGGGCTCTGTTGTGCTGTCCCTGCGGCTGGATCTGCTGCACTGCCAGTGCTCTCGGGTAGGTGCCGGGATGCGCTCCCGGCCGGGCGATCTCGGATACCGCTCCGACTCGGCTGCCCCGGAATCGGTAGACACCTTCCACGCCGTGCCTTGCCTCGCCCGCACCCTCCGGCGTCGAGTTCGGCCCGTTACCCCGGCCTTCCTGGGCGCTGATCACGGCTCAGCGGCTAGGCCGGCATTGCTGCGTGGCTTCGGCGGGACTCGGACCCGCTCCGCTTTCCCTCCGTGGGGCGTGGCCCCGATACGTGCCTGTCGCACGGTTGAAGTTTCGATCGGCTGCACCTGCTGCCGAAGCCTTGGCCCCGTGGCGCTGCCGTGGGGGCAGCGACCGAGCCGGGGCGGTTCCTTGCTGGTGTTGCTGTGTGGTGGATGGGTGTCCCCTGTTTCACGTCTCCCGGTCGCTTTTCCCTGGCACCTCTCGGCGTCCGCTGCGATCCCGGCCCAGCTCCCTGCACGCGGTTGCGTCTTCAGTCGGCCTTGGTGTGGGCGCTTCTCCTGTGGTGTTGTGCCTCTAACTATACAACGCGCGTTGCCATGTGTCGCGTTCCACTAAGCAATGTGAGATACATCACACCGCGCGTTGCGAGGTGGGGCAACGCGCGGTGCTACCGTCCGCCCCATGGCCCAGCGCGTCGACGAGCTCATCGGCAACGAAGCTGCCGCCGCCTACGTCGGCGTCAACGTCAACACCTGGCGGCCCTACGTCAAACGAGGCCAAGCCCCAGCACCCGACCGCCGAGAGATCAGCGGCGGCCACGCCCTACCAGTCTGGAAGAAGACCACCCTGGACAGGTGGATGGCGAGCCGGCCAGGCCAAGGCGCCCGCACCGACCTGCACTGAGCTCAGCTGCTCGCGGCCGCCCCGTGGCGGCAGTAGCTCCACGACACCCGGCCATCGTCAACGACCACCTGGCACTCTGCGTGTCCGGTCGCCGGCGCCTGAAGGATCACCGGGGCCACACCGGGAACCGGGGCAGGAGCCGGCGTGGACGCCTGCACGGCGGCGCTGGCAACCAGGCCGCCGGTGAGGCCTGCCAGGGCGACCGCGGCCGCGAACATGGCCCAGCTGGGCCGCGGCGCCCGCCACAGGCCAGGTCGCCGGAGCGGCCGGTTGAGATCGATGGCGGTGTCGGTCATCTTGGCCTCCATGGGCCCCATCGTGCTCGTTGGTGGAGGTTTGTCGATCCGCCGGCCGGGCCAACCTTGCGGGGGCCTGACCCGGCCGGCGGTGCCTCCAACGGCTCGGATACCCTGCGGCGCGGCCCTGCATCTCATACAGGCACCGCCCACCCGGCCGCAGTTCACGAACCGCCGGAGCTACTCGAGGTGGGGCGGGCGGGTCTTAAGCCCATCGGCCGATGGCCGCTTTCCCGCCCCGGACCGGCCGCGGTGGTCCCGCCCTACAGGGCACCGTGGCCGGCGTGCATGGACCGGGGCGGGCCGCCCGGCGCCAACCTGGAGCCGCCCCGGCTCGGCATAGACTATGTGAGCATAGTGAGCATAGTCAATGATGGTCTTGCGGAGGAGGTGGTGGCCATGGCTCACTTGGTGAGCCAACCTGGGAGAGCCGCCTTGCCGCCTGAGCACATGTCGTATCTGGCCATCGCCGACGACCTGGCCGCCCGCATCGCCGCGCGCGAGGACGGGTATCGGCCGGGGCAGAAGCTGCCCTCGGTCACCCGCCTAGTCGAGCTGTACTCCTCGAGCCGGTCGACCGTGGTCCGGGCGATGGGATTGTTGCACGACCGCGGCCTGGTCGAAGGGGTTCAGGGTGTCGGGGTGTTCGTGCGTCAGGGGTGAACTGTAGCAACAGTGCCACAGTCAGATGTTGCCACCGGCGTTCCTACGCTTCCTGACCGTGATCGACCCGCGCGCGGACCGGCCCGTCCACCGCCAGCTCGCGGACCTGCTGCGTGCCCGCATCGCGGCTGGGCAGCTGCGCCCGGGCGACCGGTTGCCGGCCGAGCACCGCCTGGCGCAGGAGTACGGCATCGGCAGGGACTCGGTACGGGCGGCGTTGACGATTCTGCGCGGTGAGGGACTCCTGATCACGCGGGCGCCGTACGGTACGAGGGTGCGCCAGCAGCCTGATCGGCGGCCGGTGAGGGTGCCGCGTGGGTCGTCGGTGGTGGTGAAGATGCCGACGCCGGAGGAGCGGCGCGAGCATGATCTGGACGAGGGTGTGCCGATGATCGTGCTGACCGATCCATCTGGGCGGATGGAAGTGATCGCGGGGGATGAGGTGACGCTCCGCTTTTCATGATCGACGATCATGAGACGTTCGGGCATTCCTGAGTGGCCAGTCAGTCGACCTTTTCCACTGACTGGACCAGGTCCAGAAGTTGACCAAAACTCATGCCCGAAATGGGCCACCTAGGAAGCCGCTGTGGGCAGAAGCGCCACACCTTACGCCCGGTAATGGTCAGACACAACTGGCCGTAAGCACCGCATCGGATGGGCCGGTCGCCTAGGACTGCGCACAGCGACCGTTGCGTGTACAACGGGTGTCTTCCGGCGCCTCAGTCCCTCAAACACACCCCACCCAGGTAGGTGACCACCGTGAACAACCGCAATGGCGCGAAGCTCGTGGTCGCGCTGCTCGTCCCGCTCTGCCAAGGGCTCGCGATCATCGGCTGGCCAGCACTGCTCGCCGTCGACGTGATGTCCATCGGGCAGGGCGGCCATCCCTACGAGCTGCCCTTCTTCAACGTGGCCCTGGCCGGCCTCACCACCCTGACCGGGGTGGCAGTTGCCGACTGGGCCATCCGACGCATCACCGACACCGTGGACCGCGCTGTCGAAACCATCCGCGCTGAGGCCGCCGACGCCCACGCCCGCGGATACGCCGAAGGCATCACCGCCGCCACCAGCCGCCCCGGCGGCCGCCTGGTCGTCGTTGACGCCACGAAGCCGTAAAACCGGACCCGGGCCGGCGCAAGGGCTCACGCCGGCCCGCCGGGGTCAGACGCCTCCCATCACGTCCACCCGGTCATACGCACGGCGGGCCCGGGCAGCCTTCGCCGACCGGCCATACCAGCGCAGCATCTGCGGCGAGTCCCACCCCATCAGCTCCATCAGGTCCCCCTCCGCCCCGCCGGCGTCCAACCACCGGTCGACGAAGGTATGCCGGAACAGGTGCGGGTGCAGCTGCAGACCGAGGCGGCGGCCGCGCCGCTCCACGATCTGATACACGCCGCTGGTCGTCATGCCCTGCGCCCGGCGTACGCCGATCCACAGCGCGCTCAGGTAGGCGTGCCGGTGCTCGGCGCGGGAGCGCATGTACCGGTCGAGGGCGCGGGCAGCCTTGTGGTCGTACTTCACGGTGCGCACCTTGCCGGCCTTGCCGGTCACGGTGAGCTCACGCTTGGCGAGGTCGCCCAGGTCGTCCACCGCGACGTTGGCCAGTTCGGCCAGCCGGCATCCGGTGCAGGCGAACAGGCGCAGCAGCGCCGCGTCGCGCCGGTCCTCGAACGACCGGCCCTTCTCCGCGTCCCGGATGAGCGTGGCCAGCTGCTCTACCGCGACGACAGGCGGTGGCCGGTCCCCGGGCTTGGGCGGGGAGGGCACCTTCAGCTTCTCGCCGAACAGCCGCGGCCGGCCCTCCTCGGCCGCGTACCACTTGTCGAAGGCCTGCAGCGCGCGGCCGATGTTGTTGACGTACCCCTTGGCGTAGCCGCGGCCGCCGAGCTCGGCGAAGAACGCGCGCAGGTGCACGTGGGTGACCCTGGACCAGCCCTTGATGTCCGGCGGCAAGCTGCCGGCCAGCCACCGCACGGCGTCGGTGTAGGTGGTGACGGTCTTGTCGCTGGACGGTAGGGCGCGCAGGTGGAGCTCGAACGAGTCGATCATCGCGACCAGATGGTCGGGCACCGGGGGACGGGGTTGGCGTGGCATCCGCTCACCCTCCACTCAGGACGAGGGTGTCGACCATCGGGCGGAGGGCGCTCAGCGGTTGGTCCGTGTGCTCTGTTCGGTACGGGTTCCGGACCGCCACACCGTTGTTTACGCTGGTCAGGTTGGTTCTGTGGGCACGGCTGGGTTCGAACCAGCGACCCCCCGCTTGTAAGGCGGGGAGGGCTGAGCGTTGTTCGATTGGGCCGTTCACGCAGCAGGTGAGCAAGATCCCTCCATCCATGAAATCGATAAGCGGTTACTTCCGCGTCCGGCCAGGTCCCGGCGGCTTAGCCGGCCGCTTGTTCGAACCCGCGGCCTTCGTCGCGGCGTTCCTGTTCTTCCTCGACCTCGGCGTGCAGGGTGATGAGCGCGCGCAGCATGGCCAGCCTCGTGGCCGCGGGCAGGCGCAGGTCCTGGATGCGTTGGATCTCGGCCTGCAGCTCGGGCCGGTCGCCGGGTGCGCTCGGGTAGCTGCCCGGGGTGGCCCGGTTGCTGGCCAGCATCGCGGCCAGGCCGGTATCGCTGACGGCCAGTCCGGCCTTGTCGAGCGCGATGGCCGGGTCCACTTGGACGGCCAACGCCATGGCGACCACGGTGCGCGCGGTGGGCCGCACCGGCACGGTTGCGCCGGCCTTGGTCTGGACGCCGGTGACGACCTGACGCCAGCGGCTTTCGGACACGCCGGCCCGGCGGGCGGCCTCGCGGGCCGAGAGGTGTAGCACGGTCTTCCGTGCCTCCTCGAGCAGTTCGCCCAGAGGAGTCAGGGCCCGGTCCGCCATAGGTGCAGCGTACGCACCATTTCGCAGAGTTTCGCAACGGCACAGGTGAATGTTTACTGAGGCGTGATTCAGGTCCCTCATCTTCGCGGATCTTCGCGCGAAGACTTGCGAAGCGTTGCGAAGAAGCGTACGTTTCTGCGCATGCCAGGGACCACGAGCCGGCGGGCGCAAGCAGCGAGAACGCCCCTGGATCACGACCCGAGGCGGCTGCGGCGCCGCCGCATCGAGGCCGGGCTGACCTTGGCGGCGTTGGCAGCGAAGACAAACCTCAGCTCGGGACACCTGTGCGAGCTGGAGAAGGGCACCCGCAACCCGTCCCCCCACGCGCTCGCCCGACTCGCCGCCGCCCTCGGCTGCGAGCCGGCCGACCTCATGCCCGGCAGGGCCGCCTGATGGCCCGCGGGTTCGCGAACCTCTCGCCAGCCCAGCGGTCCCTCGCCGCCGGCATCGGGTCGCTGCACAGGTGGTCCCGGGTCACCAGCCAGGAGGCCCGGCAGGCGGCGACCGCCCCGGCGCGGGCCGCACGCCGGGCGGCATGGGAGGCCAAGGCCGACCCGGACGGCACCCTGCCGCCGGACGAGCTGGCCGCCGCCGTCGAGCGGCTCAAGAAGGCGCACATGAGGGCGATGGCCCTGGCCTCGGCGAGGGCCCGCCAGCGGGGGGTCGCCTGAACACCGGCTGGTCGCGCCGAGTTCACCAAACCACGATCTGGCCAGCGCGACCAGCCGGCCAGAAGCCCCAGATAGGGGAGCGCCCCGGACCGTTGCAGCGGCCGGGGCGAGGACCACCGAGACGACGAAAGGACACCACGGTGCTCGAGCACATGCTACTTCCCCCAACCCGAACCTGGCCGGATGAGGTTGAGAAGCTCGCCGAGGCGCTGCTCGACGGCGCGGACGGTCGCCGCGAGGTCGAGGCCGGGCTGAGCCTGCTGTTCTACGAAGGCCGGCTGTTCCACCGGGCCGACATCCGGACCCGGTACATGGTCGAGCACGGCCCGAAGACGGCCGACGTCAACTGGCAGATGCTGTTCGAGGAGCGGTACAGCCTGCCGCTGTCGCGCGAGGAGCGCGGGCTGCTCGCCCTGGCCTGCTCCATGGGCGACCACGCCGTGCGGATCAACCTGCCCACGGAACTCGCCTCGCTGGGTACGGCCAACACCCGCCACTTCCTCGACGTCATCCGCCACATGGCCGGCCGGTGACCGCCATGAGCCCACGCCAGACCTACCTCGAGCTCGCGCTCCTGATCGCCCGGGACGGTCTCCCCGCCCCGATGACCCAGGCCATCCGCGAGCACACGCTTCGACTCGAGTTCGCCGCGATGGGCGACGCCGCACGCTGGGCTGAGCACTTCCAATTGAGGACCGACGAGCCGTTCCGGCACGACAGCCGCGTCCTGCACGAATGGACCGGCGGCAACCTTGGCAGCCGGCGGCTGGTTGTTGAGTGCTGGGTCAAGGACGTGTCGCCGGGCCATGTTGCCCTTGCAGCCAAGGTCACTGCGGCGATCCTGAGCCCGGACGACCCGGTACTGCCGGCGGAGGTGCTGGCATGACCGCGGTTCTGGCCGAGCCGCCCGCCCGCCCCGCTGCGGGGGCGGCGGCCGCGGCTGAGTGGTCCATTGTGGAGGCCGCCCAGGCCGGTGATGCGGATGCGTTCGCGCAGCTGCACACCCGGTACTACGACACGGTGTTCCGGTTCGTGTACCACCGCGTCCTGCGCAACCGCGCGGTGGCCGAGGACCTGACCGCCGAGGTCTTCCTGCGCGGCCTGCGCCGGATCGGCACCGTGACATGGCAGGGCCGCGACATCGGGGCCTGGTTCGTCACCATCGCCCGCAACCTGGTCGCCGACCACTTCAAGTCCGGCCGGTACCGGCTCGAGCTCCTCACACGCCTGGATGACCCAGACGCCGAGGGCGAACCGGACGAGGACCTGGGCCCGGCCGAGCTCGCCGAACGCCAGCATGTGGCCCAGGTTGTGCGCGCGGCGGTGGAGACGCTGTCCGCGGAGCAGCGGATGGTGGTGCAGCTGCGTTACTTCGATCAACTGTCCACTGAGGAGACCGCCCGCCTGATGGGCAAGCAGGAGGGGGCGATCAAGGCCATGCTGTACCGCGCTCTGCGGTCGCTCCGCCGCAACGCCCCCGGTTTGGAGGCGCTGCGATGACGACCCCGCCGGATGTTGTGTTGGAGCCGCCGCCGGCGGCATGCCCGTATTGCGGCGGCGTGCCCGCCCAGGCGTGTGACTCGATGGGCGGCCGGTACCCGTGCGAGAGCGACGAGGCGCAGGCCTTCGCCATCCAGTCCGCCGACGCCCCCATGTTGACGGTCCGCCTCGGAGGTGATGGGTGATGGGGTCCTGGCAGGTTCAGGTGGCCGCGATCGCGGTCTGCGCGGTCGTCCTCGCGGCCGCGTTGGTGTGGTGGCTGCGCGAGTACCGGCGCGGCTACACCGCGCCGGCGGTGGATGCGGTGGACAAGCACTTCGAACAGACTCCGGCCGCCCCGCAACGCGTGCACGCGGGGACGTGGGACTTCGACCCCGCGGGGTGGAGGGCCGACCGATGATGACGATCAGCCTCGCCGGCGTGGCCGGTCTCGCCGTCGTCCTCGTCGCCGGCGCAGCCCTTGCCGCCGGCGGCGACCCGCCCAATGTGTACGCGTGGCGGGTGGCCGCGGCCATGTTGGACGACTACAGCTTGGCGGGCCGGCATGCTCGCCCAGGTGCGCGCGGCCGAGCTCGCCGAGACCGACCGGATGTCGGCGGTGATGGCCCGGGCGTGGCCGTATGCGAACGCCCTCCGGGCTCGCCAGCCGTACCCGCCCGGGGCGGATCCGGCCGCGGTGTGGCCAGTCGCGGTGCCGGACACGGTGCCACCGATGTGGGTGCCCGTCACCAGCCTGGCGGGGGTGGCCGCATGATCCCGCCACTGGGAGTCAACCGGACGATGATCCCTGCCGTCCTCACGGCGCCGGTCGCGGCCGCGATCATGGCCGATCTGGACGTGCGTCTCGCCGGCATGGACGGCGACGGCTACCGCCTGCTCGCCCGCACGCTGATCGCCCGCGTCGGGGATCTGGACCGGGAGTGCCAGAACCTTGCCCGCGACAACACCGTCCTGCGCGAACGCCTGGCCATCCAGGCGCCGGGGGCTGCCAGCACGGCCCCGCCTCGGGTCTGCCCGGTGTGCCATCACCGGATGCCGTTCGGCATCGCCCACTACTGCCGCCCACAGTCCACGTACGTCCCGGAAGGCGAGGTTGCGTGATGACCACGTTGACGTTCACCCGCGCCACGAAGAAACAACTGAAGGCCCGCGTCGCCCTGGAGGGGCCGTCCGGGTCCGGCAAGACCTACACCGCCCTGGTCACCGCCCGCGCGCTGGGCGGCCGGGTCGCGGTCATCGACACCGAACGACGCTCGGCCGAGCTCTACGCCGACCTGTTCGAGTTCGACACCCTGCAGCTGGACCGGTTCGCCCCCGACCTGCTCATCGAAGCATTGGCCGCCGCGGCCGCCGCCGCCTACGACGTGGTGATCATCGATTCGTGGTCGCACTTCTGGATGGGCGCCGACGGCATGCTCGAGCAGGTCGACCGGGCCGCGAAACGCTCCGGCGGCGGGAACAGCTTCGCCGGCTGGAAGGAACTGCGCCCCCTCGAGCGGAAAATGATCGACGCCATCCTCGCCTACCCCGGGCATGTGATCGCCACCCTGCGGGTGAAGACCGAGTACGCGGTCGAGGAGAACGACCGCGGCAAGAAGGTCCCGCGGAAGATCGGGTTGAAGGCGGAGCAGCGCGACGGGCTGGAGTACGAGTTCACCCTCGTCGCCGCCCTGGACCTGGACAACACCCTGGTGGTGTCGAAGTCCCGCTGCCCGGTCCTGTCCGGGGCGGTCATCAACCGGCCGACGGAGGAATTCGGGCGCACCCTGTTGAACTGGCTCGACGCCGGCGAGACCGTGCGCGAGTCCGCGGCCCAGCTGCGCGACGAGATCCTGGCCCGGCCGGGCGCGTCGCGTGAGGAGCTGCTCGACTTTCACCAGCGGGCCAGGGCGGCCGGGTGGTTGGGTGCGGCCATCGTGGACGAGCACGGCGACGCCACCACCCTGGGGGAGTGGATCGTGGCCCGCGGCCAGACCACCCAATCCGCGGCCGCCGCGGCGCCCCCGGCGGCGGATCCGTGGGAGGAAGCGGCCCCGGCCGCCCGGCCGGTGTCGGACAACCAGCACAAGGCGATGCACGCCCTGTGGACCCGGCTCGGGTACGGCGGCGAGACCAACCGGGACCGCCGCCTGGAGGCCACGTCGCGGATCCTGGGCCGAACCGTGGAGTCCAGCTCCACCATGACCAACCTTGAGGCGGCCACCGTCATCGAGGCCCTCGAAAGCCGGGTGAAGGGCCACCGCGCCCAACCGGCAGCGGATGCGCCGGTGTCGCCCGCGCCGGCGAGGGGGCCGGCGATCACGCAGGAGCAGCGGACCGCGCTGACCCGGTTGTTGCGGCAGCTGAACCTGATGGACCCGGCCGCCGGCCTGGTCGAGATCAACACGGCGATCGAACCCGATGAGGTGGCCTCGACGAAGGACCTGACGCAGTGGCAGGCGGCCCGCGTGATCGGCCACCTGCAAGGGCTGGTGCCCGCATGACCGGGCGCACACCCACCTTGGAGCAGCAGGCGATTGTGGACGCATTCGCGTTCGGGCATGACCTGGTCATCGAGGCCGGCGCTGGGACGGGGAAGACGTCCACGTTGGAGATGATCGCCGCCTCCACCCCGGAGTCCGGGGTGTATCTGGCGTACAACAAGGCGATCGCCGGCGACGCCCGGCTGCGGTTCCCGTCCAATGTGGAGTGCAGGACGGCGCACGCGTTCGCGTTCGCCGCCGTGGGCAAGCAGATGGGGCACCGCCTGTCCGCCCCGCGTATGACCGCCCGCGATACGGCCCGGATCCTGGGCATCAACCAGGCCGCCCGCATCAGCGCGGAGCGGGCGCCCCTCGCCCCGCAGCAGATCGCCCGCCTCGTCATGGACACCGTCCGGCGTTGGTGCTACTCCGCCGACGACACGATCAGCGCCGCGCACGTGCCCGTGGTGACCGGGCTGGAGGACCTGGCCTGCCGCGGCGAGCTCGCCCGCCTCCTCGTACCCCTGGCGCAGCGGGCGTGGGATGTGGACTTGACCCAACCGGACGGGTGCCTCAAATACGACCACGATCACTACCTGAAGGCGTGGTGCCTGACCCGGCCGCAGCTCGGCGCGGACTACGTGCTGTTGGACGAGGCGCAGGACGCCAACCCGGCCGTCGCCGCCCTCGTCGAAGGGCAGGACGCGCAGCGGATCATGGTGGGGGACCGGTGCCAGTCGATCTACGGCTGGCGCGGCGCGATCGACGCCATGTCCACATTCGACGGTCACCGGTTGGTGTTGTCGCAGTCGTGGCGGTTCGGTCGCGAGATCGCGGACGAGGCCAACAAGTGGCTGCAGCTGCTCGACGCTGACCTCCGGTTGACAGGCAACCCGCACATCGCGTCCCGGGTGTGGCCGGCGGAGGTGGCGGACGCGGTCCTGTGCCGCACCAACGCCGGCGCCGTCGCCCGGGCCGTCGCATTGATGGACGGCGGCCGCACCGCGGCCCTCGTCGGCGGCGCCACCGACATCCGGCGGATGGCGGAGGCCGCGATGTCGCTGCGCATGGGCATGGGCTGCGACCACCCGGAGCTGATGGCGTTCCGCACCTGGTCGGAGGTGCAGCAGTACGTGGAGGAGGACGCGGCCGGCGCCGACCTGCGCGTGTTCGTCCAGCTGATCGACACCTACACCCCGGCCGCGGTGATCGAGATCGTCGACCGGCTCGTCGACGAGGAGTACGCCCAGGTCGTGCTCTCCACCGCGCACAAGGCCAAGGGCCGGGAGTGGGGCGTCGTGGCTGTGGCGGACGACTTCCGCGAGCCGAAGGACGACGAGGCGGGCATGCCCGGCCGCATCGCACGGGACGACGCCATGTTGGCCTACGTCGCGGTCACCCGGGCCAGGGTGCAGCTGGACCGGGAAGGGTTGCGGTGGGTGGACCGGCACCTGGCCTGGGGCACCACCGGTCTGGCCGCGGATGAGAAGCATGCGGCCGAGCTCGTCGACGAGTACGCGCCCCGCATGGCCGCACCCTTGGTGGTCGTCGACGAGCTCGCCGGCGTTGCCGAGGTGGCGGAGGCTGCGCTGGCCGAACTGGTCGACGGGCACCGGGTGGTGGACGGCTCCCGGGACCCGGTAGGGCGGCTGCTGAGTGCTGAGTGTGTGCGGTGTGGTGAGCCGTACCAGGACTGCACGTGTGCGACGCCGCCGGACCGGCGCCCGGTCGACATCCTGCCTGCGTTGGCGAGGGCCGGCTGATGGCCACCCGGGCCCGCCGGCGGCGGGTGCCGGTGCCCCGGGCGCCGCACCCCGACGCGCACGAGTACAAGGCCGACCCGCTGTTGCGTGGCTGCTGCGTCCGGTGCCCGCTGCCGCGCGGCAACGCCATCCACGACCCGGATGCGGTGGCCGCCCGCGCCGCGATGGCGGCGGCCGCGACGCGGCGGGTGGCCGTTGCCCAGGCGGAGCACCAACGCAGGGCCGGAGAAGGGTCATGAAGCTCACCGCGGCGGAGCGGGAGGCCCTCGAACGGTTCGCGCGCGGCGCCACCGTCGGCGACATCGCGTACGCCACGGGCAAGAACCTGTCCGTCATCCAGCGGATGCTGACCGACCTGTGCGACCTGGACCGGGCCCGGGCGGCGCGGATCATCGACGGCCGTGATACCCCAGCCGGGCCGCCAGCGGCGGCTGAGTTCGTCGAACCCGCCGCCACACATCCGCCGCCTGAAGAGGATCCACTGTCCACGTGGGAGGGAGTCCTTCAGGTCGCCGAGGCTCATCCGTCGGTGTTGGTCCAACGGTTGGCGGTGCGGGCGCGGAACCTCCTGGAGGACCTGCTGGAGCGGCTGGAGGCGGAGGTCGCCGAGCGGGCCGAGGCCGAGCGTGTGGAGGCGGCCCGGGCTGAGGCTTTGGCGAAGGTGGCCCGCCTGGAGGCCGAGCTCGCCCAGGCGCGTGAGGAAGCCACGGCGGCCGGTGTCCCGGGTCGGAAGGCGCCGCGCCGTACGCCTGACCACGACCCGAGGCAGGTGCGGGCGTGGGCCCGGGAGCACAGCATCGCATGCCCCGGCCGGGGTGTGATCCCGAAGGCTGTGATGGCCGCCTACATCGAGGAGCACCCCATGACCAGGTGACATGGTGCGCCGATCACCTGCTGACAGGTGGCAGGTATCGGCGCCGCGGACCGATCACGGTCCCATTCCCCGGCCACAGTCCGGGGCGAGGGGTTTGTCGAAGACCACCGCTGGGTGGGCGGCACTGGGCACGACAAGCCCGAGCACAACCCGGGGAACCCCTCGGCCGGCGTGACTTCCCCAGATGCCGGCCGGGGGGCCCGCACCAGCGCAGAAGGGGCGGTGGGCGTGTGGACGAGCTGGTGACGTTGCGGCAGTGGACCGACGTGGTCAAACGCGCCCGCCTCGGCCGCACCGTCACCCTCGTCGCCCTCACCCTCGCCACCTACGCCGACTCCGACGGGACCCGCGTGTTCCCGGGCAACGCGCGCCTGGCCGTGGACTGTGAGCTCACGTACAACGTGGTCCAAGCCGCCATGGCCACCCTGCGCCGGGCGGGGCTGATCGAGCTGGTGAAGCGTGCCGGGCGCCGCGGTACCGCGAACGAGTACCGCCTCACGTTGCACCCCGATCTGCTCGAGCGTGTTGAGGTCCTGTCGCCGGCTGCTGTCGTCGCCGCGGCCGCGCACATCCGGCAGGCCCGCAGCGTCCTCGAATCGCGCCGGACCACAACCCGCCCGGTGGGTGGTCAACCAGCCGACGACAACCCGGGACATGGGTTGTCGCCCGCCGACACCACAACCCACGCCGTGGGTGGGAACCCGGGGACCACAACCCATGGCGTGGGTGGACCACAACCCACGCCGTGTGTACCCACCTCCCAGTACCACGTCACCACTACTACCTCCCAACCACCCACCGACTCCCGTACGGAAGATGCGGATCCGCGCGCGCGAGAGGAACCACTGTGGACCGACACCCCACCCGCCGCGGCCACAACGGCCACCACCCCGACTGCCCCAAACCCCACGGCACCCCGTCCAGGTGGTGCCCCACCTGCCGCGGCCACGCCCTCGGACGCCCCGACCCCACGCCGGCGCCGCAACACCCGGCAACGACCCACACAGCCGGCCAAACCAGCCCGCACGTCCAAGACCCGGACACGGTCAGAGCCTGCCCCCGCTGCTACGCCCCCACCACCGGCGCAGACCACACCTGCCGCTGGTGACCCGCCCACCGTGTGGGTCGCCCAGGAGTACGGCCCCCCCAAGGCCGCCCGCATCATCTCCGAACACCCCGACCGGCGACACATCGTCAAGATCATCTACCTGGACTCGCACACCGCCGCATGGATCAACCGCAACCGCATCCACCAAGAACAGGAGCACGCAGCATGACACCGTCAACCACCGTTGACACCCAAACGGATCCCGCCGCCGCCACCATGAACCTCGACACCGTCACCCTGCTCAACGGAGCCCACGGCACGCGCGCCGAAGGCGTGTGCCTCCTCGAAGCCGTCGCCTGGTTCGCCGGCGAAGGCCACACCGACGCACCGGCCTGCGTCTCACGGGTGCTGCAGATCTTCGGCACCCGACTCAACGACGTCCTCCCTGACGAGCGGCGCCAGCTGCTGAAGCCGCTGATCCCGCAACTGGTCGGCACCGCAGGCGACGGGCTGGACGAGACCCGCTCGTACATGGCGCTGGACTGGCTGATCCGCACCTACACTCCGACGTGGCTGGACCTGGCAGGTCTCACCGCCGAGGCCCAGTCGCTGCGGGATCTGCGCCGCATCGTGGATCTGGTGGCCGCGCGGGAGGCTGGCCCGGTCGTCCGGGACGCGCAGACGAAGGCGGCTGCGGCCTGGGCTGCGGCCTGGGATGCGGCCGGGGCTGCGGCCTGGGATGCGGCCGGGGCTGCGGCCTGGGATGCGGCCTGGGCTGCGGCCTGGGATGCGGCCGGGGCTGCGGCCGGGGATGCGGCCGGGGCTGCGGCCGGGGCTGCGGCCGGGGCTGCGGCCAGGGCTGCGGCCAGGGCTGCGGCCAGGGCTGCGGCCGGGGATGCGGCCGGGGATGCGGCCTGGGATGCGGCCGGGGATGCGGCCGGGGATGCGGCCGGGGATGCGGCCAGGGCTGCGGCCAGGGCTGCGGCCAGGGATCGGTTGCGGCCCACAGTGGACGTTCTGCAGGAGTCCGCCATCGTGCTGTTCACCGCAATGATCCGCCCCGGGGAGGATGCCGATGTCCGCTGAGGAGGATCGGCTGCTGAACCCCGGCGAGGTCGCCGCCATCTTCCGCGTCAACCGCCGCACGGTAACCCGCTGGGCCAACGAAGGCCGCCTCACCACCCTGCGCACCCTCGGCGGCCACCGCCGCTACCACGAAGCCGAAGTCGTGGCACTGCTCGTTGGTCAACGCGGCGAGCAGGAGGCCCGCGAGGAGGCCCGCGAGCAGACGGCGGTGGCCAACCTGAAGGTCGCGGCGAGGACGTGGCGGGTGTGCACATCGCCGAAGCGGAGCGTGCCGGGGCGACGGTGCGGCCGGAGACGCGGGTGTTGATCGCGGCGATCGACGCCCTACCAACGATGGAGGACCGCCATGGCTGAGTGGGCCGCCAACATCCCCGCACCCGAACGCGGACACCCGACGCTCAGGTTCGACGTGGAGGCGCTCTACCTCGCCCTCGACAAGGCGCGCCGTCAACGCCACCTGTCATGGCGTGCCGTGCTGCGTGAGGCCGGCGTCCCCGGCCTGAGCGTCATCACGAGGACCGCGCGGGGTAAGCCGCCGGACGTTCACAACCTGGTGCGGCTGCTGCTGTGGCTGGGCAACACCGACATCGCGCCGTACGTGACGGAGGTCCCCGATGGACAGTGACGCCCTGGCCGAGGCGTTCGAAGCGGCGAGCCGAGCCCTTTACGGCAATCCCCCGCTGTCGGCGCGAGCGCGGGCGGCTTGGCTCAACCTAACTGCGCCCGGCGTCCGCGCCGCCGCCCCGCACATCGAACGGGCCGCGCTACTCAAAGCCGCCGACGAGATCCAGGCCGACGGCTTCGAGCCCGGTACGCCGATCAGCAACCGCAACATCGCCGAGTGGCTTCGCGACCGTGCTGCCCGGGTGGGCTCGGACACGACGGAGGCCCGGGATGGCTGACTTCGACGCGGGCCCGTACTGCAAGTCCTGCCCCGCCCAGGTCATCTGGGCCGAGACCGAACGCGGGAAAGCCCAGCTCGTCGACGCGCAACCTGTCCAGGGCGGCAACATCCGCCTGACCGCCAGGGAGGGCCGGCCGCCGCTGTCGCAGGTCGTCCCTGCGGACCGGGCGTTCGGCCGCACAGACCTGCGCCTGGCGCATTTCGTCACCTGCCCCCAAGCGGCCGCCCACCGCCGGAAAGGACGCCAACACTCATGACGACCGACCACAACGCGGCCGACGTGGCCCACGCCGACCAGCTGCACGCCAGGTCCCTGGACGACCTTCACCAGCACCTGCCCGGCATCCGCCGCGCCTACCAGACGCATGGGGCGATCCCGGCCATGGCCGCAGTGGTGGAGATCCTGGAACGGCAGCGCTCCACCGCCCGGCAGCTGCGCGCCGCCCTGGCCCTGGCCCTGGTCGAGCTCGCCCAGGTGACCCCGGTCGAGGTGGACGCATGCGAGGAGCCGGTCACGCCCAGCGTCGCTGCCCCTGGCGCGCGCGTCGTCCTCGTCCTCGGCCAGTGCAGCCATTGGTGGATCGAACACCAACCACCCGATCTGAGGCTGTCGACGGCGCCCCGGGTGTGCTCATTTCCCCACCCCGGCGAGAACTGGCCGGCATCCCCGCAAGGGCTCGCCATGGTGCCCGTCACCTACATCGGGACCTGGACGGAGATGCGGACGTGGACCGAGATGCCCTTCCCCGAGGAGGCCAGTTGACGCACCTTGCCGACGCTGTCGCCACGCTGATCCGGCAGCAGACCATGCGCATCCACTACCTGCCCGGCGACCCCGACCGGGCGTACACCGTCCGCGCCCCCAGCCTGCTGACCCAGCTGGCCGACCTCACCGCCTCGTCGACGAGCGGCGCCGGTGGCCGCACCGTCCCTGGCTCCCGCCTACCCATCGCCGTCGACGCGTGGCAACTCTGGTCCGACCTCACCGCGACCGTGCACGCCTGGGCGCAGCAGCTGGGCGTGAACCGCCGCCCGTACCTGGTCGCCGAAACGGACCGCCAGATCCGGGCCGCGGTGGAGCGGGAGCCCGACTGGTTGCGCACGCTGCGGCCGTGGCTGCGCCCGGTGGCCTGGGACCAGCCCCTCGACATACCGGTGGCGGGGCCGCGGCTGCTCGTCGACGACCAGGCCGCCGCCGGCGAGCTGGTCGCGCTCCCGCTCGAGTCGCCCGGCTTCATCGATCCGACCCTCCCGCCCGTGGGCCGGCTGCTGCGCACCGCGGCGGCGGCCGCGGCCCGGCCCGGGCACGACCTCGTCGCGGACACGATCGGCCGCCGCGCGTCGTGTGGGCAAGACGTGGCCCCGGTGGACTGCCGCGGCGGCTGCTGGGCGCACCGCATCCAAGGCCTGCTGCAGGCCGCTGTGGAGGACCGTGCCGTGCGCGGCGCCGCCTGCTGGCAGTGCACCACCCTCGACGCGGCCGGCGTCGCACAGCCCACCAGGACCGTGGTCGAGCAGCGGCCGGACGGCCCGTACCGGGTGCCGGCCATCGTCATCCGCGTCGCCGTCCTGCCCGACGCCGGCCCGGACGATCTGTGGGTGTACCGCATGTGCCGCGCCTGCGGGGCCGAAGGCTGGCTGGACTACAGCACGGATACCGGGTTCGGGGCGCGGCAGGACGACCCGGACCCGGCCGCGGTGCGCCGCGGCGAGTTGCGGACTGCGGCGGTGGCGGCCCGCCGCGAGCTCGAGGCGACCCGGTACGGGCCGGGCGGCTTCCCGGCTGTGCTCGCCGGCGCCACCACCATCGACCACGACAAGCTCAGGAAAGGGGCAGCGTAACGGATCGCTACTTCGGCCCCTGGGGTGGTCACCGCCAACGCGGGTCACCACGTGGTGACCAAAGTGGACAGTTCGATCGGACCGGCCGGACCCTTCTGGTGGTTGCACGAATTACCGGAGGGCCGTTCGCCTGATGTCAGACACTTCCCTGGCCGCCATCTTGCGCCAACTCGCGGCGCCCACCCTCGAGACTGGACACCGGCATACGCGGCTGCGACGCGGCGCACGGGATCCGATCATCCCCTACAAGCGCCACTTGATCTACGAACGCGACGGCTTCCGCTGCCTCTGGTGCCAGCGCTCGGAGCTCTCGCTCCAACTCGATCACATCAAGCCCTGGTCTTCGTTCCCAACGGGCACCGCGCCCGAGGTGGCTGACCGTAGCGACAACCTGCGCACCCTGTGCGAGGACTGCAATGGCGGAAGGTCCAACCTCGAATGGCCCGAGTGGACACGAATTGTCGGCGTCGTCGAGTGCTGCTGGGACTGCATGTGGTGGGATCCGGCGGAGACTGACTGGCCAATGCCCGAGGGTGCGACCTGGCTTGCCTACTGCGGCAGGTGCGGGCTGAACTCCCGTGTTTGCGAGAGCTGGATCCTCTGATGAGCGCCGCGCCGCCGACGCGGTGTTTGACATCGCCAATCTTCGCAACGGATCATCTGCCTTACCGGCCATCAGTCTGCCCACCGGCCGGCGATGCGGGAGGACCTGATGCCCCGCGGCGACAACTTCCGAGGCCCCGGCAACGGCCGGTTCGAACGCACCCTCACCTCCCAGCAACGCGACGCCGAAGCCGGCCGCCTCCGCGCCGACGGCTGGACCTACCGGCAGATCGCCGAACACCTCGGCTTCCGCGACCACTCCCAGGCCCACAAGGCCGTCGAACGCATCATGGCCGAGACGATCGCAGAACCGGCCGAGGCAGTGCGCAGGCTGGAGTTGGCCCGCCTGGACGACGCGTTGCGGGTCGCGGTCGAGGTGATGCGCACACAGCACCTGCTCGTGTCACAGGGCAAAGTCGTCCGGGTCCGCCGGAAGGGCGACGACGGCCGGTGGGTGTGGGTGCCGCTGCTGGACGACGCCCCCAGGTTGCAGGCGATCGACCGCATCATCAAGATCATGGAGCGTCGGGCCAAACTGCTGGGCCTCGACGCACCCACCCAGATCCAGGTCCTCACCATGGACGTCATCGATGCCGAGATCGCCCGTCTGTCCGCCGAGCTCGGCCTCACCCCTGGAACAGCTGCGGCTGGAGAAGCTCCGCCAGCTCCGTGACCTACAGGCGTTGAAGGCCGCCCGCGAACGGCAGGAGGCGGCCCGCTACCAGGCCGATCCGGTCGGCTGGGTGGTCGAGCGGATCGGCGAGTTCGCCTGGTCCAAACAACGCCAGATCATGACCGCGGTGTTGGAACACCGCAGGACCGCGGTCATGTCCTGCCACGGCGTCGGCAAGTCCCACATCGCCTCCCGCGTCATCGCCTGGTGGTTGGACGTCCACCCACCCGGGCAGGCCTTCGTCGTCACGTCGGCGCCGACCTTTGCGCAGGTGCGGGCGATCCTGTGGCGCTACATCCGGCAGGTCCACCGCAAGTCCCTGGCCCCCGGCAGCCCGGGGCCGTTGCCGGGGAAGGTGAATCAGACTGAGTGGCAGATCGACGGCGAGCTGGTCGCGTTCGGCCGCAAACCCGCCGACCACGATGAAGGCGCGTTCCAGGGCATCCACGCCCGCCACGTCCTCGTCGTCCTCGACGAGGCGTGCGGCATCCCGGAGCAGCTGTGGATCGCCGCCGACGCGTTGACCACCAACGACGGGTGCCGCATCTTCGCGATCGGCAACCCCGACAACGCCACGAGCCAGTTCGCCAAGGTGTGCAGTCCGGTGTCCGGGTGGCACGTGATCGGCATCTCGGCATTCGACTCGCCGAACCTCACCGGCGAGACCATCCCCTCCGACCTGGCGGACCTGCTCATCTCCGCCGCCTGGGTGGAGGAGAAACGGCTCGAGTGGGGCGCGGACAACCCCATCTACATCTCGAAGGTGCTGGGCCGCTTCCCGCCCGACGATCCGAACAGCGTAGTGAGGGCCTCCGACATCGCCGTGTGCCGCATCGGCACGGACATGCCGCGCGCCCCCCACGAGCTGCTCCCCGTCGAGCTCGGCGTCGACGTCGGCGGGGGCGGCGACGAAACCGTCATCCGGGAACGCCGCGGCCCGATCGCCGGACGGGAGTGGCGGCACCGCTCCGACCGGTCGGAGGAGATCGCCCCGCTGATCCTCATGGCCATCCGGGAAACCGGCGCCACGGTGGTAAAGATTGACCGCATCGGTGTCGGCGCGGGTTTGATCGGCGAACTGCGCAACATGGCCACCAACGGCCTGCACCAGTGCCGCATCATCCCCGTGAACGTGGCGGAGAAGGCCCACGACCCGATCAAGTTCGCCAACCTGCGCGCCCAGATCTGGTGGGACGTCGGCCGGGTCGGCTCAGAGCAACGCCTGTGGGACCTGTCCACCATGGACAACCCGGACAACACCTGCGCCCAACTGCTGGCGCCTAGGTGGTCGACGGACACCAAGGGCCGCATCGTGATCGAACCCAAGGACGACGTAATCGAACGCTTGGGCCGGTCGCCCGACAACGCGGATGCCCTGCTGCTCGCCTTCTACGTGCCGAAGGGTGACCTGTCGGGCTGGTTCGAGCAGCTCAGCTCCCGGTAGCGACCGGCTCCTGCCACGGCGGGGCCGCGCCCGGGTGCGGCCGGACCGCCGGCTGCTGCTGCAGGATCTGGCCCAGCCACCGCAGCAGCTCGTTCGTGCTGCGCTGCTCAGCGATCAGCGCGTCCAGGCGCTCATTGGTCTTCTGGATCTCCCGCCAGGTCGCCGTTTCCGCTACACCCATGGCCGCACCCACTTCCCGGCCGCGCCCACCGCGGCCGGGTCTCAGCATCGCAGCACGACTCAACCTCGGACAGGGGGCCCGCGTGTCTCGTCGCCGTGGCCGCCCCCGCTCCGCCCCACCACTGACCAAAGCCCAGACGCCCGGCGGCTTCCGCAACGGCGCGGTCGTCGGCGCCCAAACCACCTACACCGCGGAGCAGGTGGCGGCGCTGATGTCGGCCAAGGCCGGAGGCGGCGCGGCCAGGCCACTACCCCGGTTGGACGCGTTCGCCCCGGTGCCGTTCGGCCCCGGCGTGCCGCTGGTACCCGCCCCGATCGGCCCGATTGACCCGCAAACCGGCCGGGCCCAACCGCGGGCATACGAGTACCCGGTCGCGTACAACCTGCCCGGCTTCGGCGACCGGCTCATCCCGTGGAAGGTGCTACGCGACGCGGCGGACCAGATACCCCTGTTCCGCCGCTGCATCCAGATCCGCAAGGACGAGGTCGCGACCCTGGACTGGGACGTGACCATCAGCGCCAAGGCGGTCGAGCGGGCCCAACGGCAGGACCCCAACAGCGCCCGCTCGGACATCGAGAAGGCGATGCGCGTGCGGGTCGACCCGCACATCGGCCGGCTGGTCGACTTCTGGGAGCAACCAGACCCGCGCAGCGGCCACGACTTCATCGCCTGGGCCATGAAAGTGCTCGAGGAGCATTTCGTCCTGGACGCCATCGCCATCTACCCCCGCGCGCGGCGCAACGGCAGCCTGTACGGCTTCGAGGTGCTGGACGGGTCGACGATCAAACCGCTGCTGGACATTGAGGGTTTCCGCCCGATGCCGCCGCAGCCGGCTTACCAGCAGATCCTGTACGGCTTCCCGCGGGGCGAGTACGTGGCCGACGCAGAACCGGACAAGAACGGGGACATGGTGCTGGCCGGCACGGCGTACCCGGCCGACCGGCTGGTGTACAAGGTTCACAACACGCGGACCTGGACACCGTACGGCTTCTCCGCAGTCGAGCAGGCGCTCTACGACGGCGAGCTGTACCTGCGCCGCATCGAGTGGCTGAAGGCCGAGTACACCGACGGGGTGATGCCGGCCGGATGGCTGCTGTCCGGCGAGGGGCAGGCCGAGTGGTCGCCCCAGCAGACGGCCCAGTACGAACGCGAGTTCAACGACTACTACAACGGCAACACCACCGCCCGCATGCGGCTGCGGCTGCTGCCCTTCGGCATGAAGCCGGCCGAGAACCGGGCCGACCTGGGGGAGAAGTACAAGCCGGAGTACGACCTGCACCTGATCAAGCTGGTGGCCGGCCACTTCGACACGACGATCGCCGAGCTGGGCTTCACCGAGCAGGGCGGCTTAGGCTCGACCGGCTGGCATGAGGGCCAAGCCGACGTACAGGAACGCAAAGCGACCCAGCCCACGCTGCGCCGGCTGCAGTCAATGTGCACGTCGTTGATGCGCACCTATCTGGACTGCCCGCCGGAGCTGGAGTTCCGCATCCTCGGGCTGGAGTCGGAGGACGAGGACGCGGCCGATGAGGTGGCCGACCGGCGGATCAAGCGTGGTGGCCTGACGCTGAACGAGGATCGGGACCGCACCGGTCTGCCCAGGTACACGTTCCCTGAGGCGGACATGCCGATGGTGGACACCGGCCGGGGTGTGGTGTTCCTGGAGGGTGCGTCGAAGCTGGCGCAGCCGGGCGTGATGATCGGGCCGCCGAATCCGGCGCAGACCGCGGGCGCGCCGGCGGTAGACGAGCAGGGCAACGCCGTGCAGGAGCTGCAGGGCCCGCCCGGCGGCCAGCCTGAGAAGCCGGCCGGGCCGGACGCGGTGAAGGCTGAGCTGGGCGCGTACCACCGGTGGCTGGCCAAGGGGACGGCATCCCGCCCGTTCCGGTTCCAGCACCTCACCCCGACCGCCGCGGCCGCCGCCGGCGTCGACCTCACCAAGGCCGAGTTCGGGGAGGCGCCCCCGCAGGGGCGGCCCAAAAGTGCGGCACTGGCCCGGCTGGGAACGGGACCTGGCGGTGGCCGATCACTGGGCGCCTCTGCTGTCCCAGGCTTTGACTGGGCCGGCCTCCGGGCCGAGCAGGCTGGCCGCTGACTTCGCCTCTACCGGTATCACCACGCAGGACGCGGCACGGTCCTGGTTGGACGGTCGGCACCTGCCCATCGCTGACCGGCTCGCCCCCGTCCTGCGGAGGTTGTGGACCGACGGCTACCTCATCGGCGCCCTGTCCTCGAGGTCGCTACTGGCTCACCACGGCCTCATAGTGAAGGCCACCCAACCGGATGACGTGGCCACGGTCACCATGGGCGTCGACTGGGCCCACTGGGCCCCGGGCGACGAGGAAGCCGCCCTCGAACTGCTCGGCACAGAAGGCATGGGCGACGGCCTGCACGCCCTGCTCGAGCACGCCGGCGTCGTCCTGAAGGGGATCGAGGGGCACAAGCTCAACCAGCTCGCCGCGATTCTGGCCCGCGGCGTCCAGCACGGCGACAGCCCGGCGACGATCGCGAAGGCCATCCGCATCCTCGTCAACGACCCCAAGTGGGCCGCCCGGGTGGCGTTGACAGAGACCACCAGGGCGGTGTCGTCGGCCACCCTGTGGCGGTACGCCCGCAACGGCGTCGAGGCCAAAGAGTGGATGACCGCCGGCGACCAGCACGTATGCGTGCCCTGCAACACCAACGAAGACCAGGGCCCCGTCCCCCTGGATGTGCCGTTCCTGACCGGGGACGACGCGCCGCCGGCGCACCCGTTGTGCCGGTGCTCTCTGGCCCCGGCGTGGACGTCGCGTGAGGACGCCGCGGCCGCCGGCGGCGACCTCACCGCGCTGGGAGGAGGCCTGGGCGCCGGCGGCGAGGACCTGGCCGCGATCACCACCCGCGAGGCCGACGAGATCCTCGCCCAGGCCGAAGCCGAGCCCGAGCCGGTCGAGCCGGAGCCGCCGCCCGTGGTGCCGCTGCCGACCGAGGTCACCGGCGACTCCCGCCACTGGGCCGAGGGCCTGCCCGACACCGGCCTGGACAACCCGATCCCGGTGCGGGACCTGCAGATCCTGCAGGCCGGCACGCCGACCTACACCATCAGCGACGGGTGGGCGTACAAGGTCGACGGCGTCGGATACCTGGTCGAACGCGGCGGCACCATCTCCGGGTTCAAGACCGAGGCCGAAGCCCGGCGCATGGTCGAGGACCTCCGCCAGTTCCAGACCAAACTCGGCGCCTGGGGCCGGTTCCAGAAGACATACACCGTCACGGTCGGGGACAACCCGGCCGACGCGATCTGGGCCCAGCGCTACCAGCAGCCGGGCTTCCGCTCGCAGGCCATGGCGGGCGGCGGCCACACCACCCTGTGGCACCCGATACCGCAACTGTCCTACGACGACACCCTGCTGCACGAGTTCGGCCACAACGTCGACGCCGCCATGATCCGCGAGGGGCTCAACTCCAGTGGCGCGGCGTGGCAGGCCGCCACCCGCGGCCCGGGCGTCCGCGGCACCGTGTACGACTTCAAGCCCACCGGCCGCGGCCTGTACCTGTCCAAGGCACCCACGCTGATCGACGACCCGGCCGCCCTATTCCCGTACGGGGTCACCCCGTACGGCCAGTCCGCGGTCGCGGAGGACTTCGCCGAGTCGGTCAAGATGCACCTGATCGACCGCATCCAGACCACCGACGTGATCGGCCGCGGTCGCCTGTCCCCGGACGGGCCGATGCAGGACCTGACGTTCCGGGACCTGTTCCCCGCCCGCGCCCGGGTGCTGGACCGGGTCTTCGCCTCCCAGGGCGACGCCGGCGCGGCCGGCGGCCTGTCGGCGCCGGTGGCGGCCGAAGACCTGACCCGGCTGAAGGTGCCCGAGCTGCGCGCGCTCGCCCGCGATCGCGGCCTGACCGGGTACTCGCGCATGACCCGGCCGCAGCTGCTCGACCTGCTCCAAGGCGACGTCGAGCACTACGCGCGGCTGCAGGTGGCCGAGGCCGAAGAGGCCCGCAAGGTGGCCGACGTGGCCGCCGAGGTCCACGAACTGGCCGGCAACCAGGCCTCCGACCGAGCGATGGCGCACCGGATCAGGGGTGCCGGCAACCGCCTGGGCGTCGACGTGTCCCGGCTACTGCCGCTGGTCGGAGACAACGAGGCGCTGCTGGCCGAGGTCGACCGGATGGCGGCCGAGGCGAACCTGGTCCGCATCGGCGAGGTGACGACCGAGGCGAACGGACCTGTCGCGTTCAGCCGCGAGGTTCACGAGCTCGTCGGGCCGAGCATCCCGGCCGGGACGCCCGTGGACGTCGTCCGCCCGGGCTACTCGCTGCGCAGGCCGGGCGGCGAGGAGGTCCAGCTCCGGCGGGCGATCGTGCAGGAGTCGGGCGAGCCGCTCCGGGCCCAGACCGCCACGGCACGGGAACTGACCGGCCGCGAACTGCGCGCCGCGAACCGGGAGCGGAACCAGCTGATCGAGTCCCGAGGCCGGGTCGGCGACACCCTCGCCGAGATGGTCGAGCTGATCGGGAAGAAAGCCGGCCGCGAGGTCTTCGAGGAGCGTCTCGCGTTCGCCCAGGCGACCGGGGTCATGGACGCCAAGGACCTGGCCGCCTTGGAGCGGGCGGCGGCCGATCCGACGAAGTTGCGGGCGGCGATCACCCGGGTCGGGAAGAAGTACGACCTGGCCGTGACCGGTCGGGTTGGGCAGGCGGTCAAGTTCGACCCAGCCGCGATGGAGTCGGTGGGCGGGGTCGACATCCCGGCCGGGGCGAAGGTCAGCGTGGTCCGGCCGGGTGTGACGCTGACCCTGCCCGATGGTACGACGATGCAGTTGACTAAGCCGCTGGTGCGCACGGTCGAGGCGCCGGTCCGGCAGTCTGGCGTGGCGCGCAGGCCGACGTTGGCCCAGTTCGAGCGCCGCGCAGGGAAGGCAGCCACTGAGGATGCCGCATTCGAGGCTGTGCCCTACAGCGCCGTCCGACCTGGCGGAGCCGACGTCATGCCGGACGTTGACGCCTCCCGAGGTTTGCAGGCGTACCGGAGCAACGGGTACCGGCAAATCAATGCGCAGCTTCGCGGCCAGGACGTCTTTACCGGCCCGATGGCCGAGCAGTACCGGGCGCAGACTGACGAATGGATCCGCGGCCTGGATAAGATCATGGCCGCCTCGGCAGTCGATGAGGATCTGCTCGTGTGGCGTGGCCTCATGCAGGCCGAGGAGACCTTCGGCCCGCGCGAGGGCTGGCCGTCGGACTTCACCGGGATGATCTGGCGGGACAACGGCTTCGTCAGCACCTCCGCCTACCGGTCGACGGCGGAGAAGAGCTACGCGTCGGACATGCTCATGCGCATCATTGTCCCGAAGGGCACTCACGTCGCGATGCTCTCGGACCGGACATGGGAGTCGGAGATCCTGCTCGATAGGGGGCTGACCTATCGGGTGATCCGGCAAACCATCGTTGAGCGCCACGGGCGGCCCGTACGGATTCTCGATGTGGAAATGTTGCCGTCGTGACCGAGCCCGAAACCCCAGACGAGCGCGAGGAAGCGCGGCGCCGCATCGCCGGCGACGACGGCGGCGGCCCGGTGGAGATCTTGCGGCCGGCCGACGAGCAACTGGCCGACGAGATTGACCGGGCCGAGCGCTCAGCCCTCGATCACGAACAGGGTTGACCGGGTCGTCCCGTCGGACAGGGTTTGCAGCACCTCGCCGCGCACCGCGGCCGCCTTGTCCTGCGTGACGTCACCGTGGGCGTCGACCCAGATCACCTGCTCGCCGACCACCGTCGGCTCTTCCGCCATACCCGCGAGTATGACCCACCGAGAGGCCCACCATCATGACCACGACCGCCTACGCGTGGGCACCGATCACCAAGGTCGAGGACCAGGACGACGGCACCGTGCTGGTGCACGGGCCCGCCACCGACGCCGGCGTGGACCGCGACCGGCAGCGCCTGTCCCAGGACTGGTTGGACAAGGCGATGCCGGCGTGGATGGCCGAGGGCGGCAACGTGCGCGAGCAGCACCTGCCCACCCGCGCCGTCGGCGTCGCCGTCGGCCTGACCCGATCCGACAGCGGAACGCACAACCTGACCGCCCGCGTGGTGGACCCGGTCGCGGTGAAGAAGGTCCAGACCGGGGTGCTGAAGGGCTTCAGCGTTGGGATCAAGGACCCGCAGATCAACTTCGGGAAGGCGGACGCCCCGAACGGTGAGGTGATCGGCGGCAGCATCGTCGAGGTGTCCCTTGTGGACCGGCCGGCGAATCCGCGGACCACGTTCACGATGGTGAAGGCCGACGCGGCCGGCGAACTGGAGGACGTACCGGCCCCAGAAGTCGAGGAAACTGAGGCCGACGACGCGGAGGCCGAGCCCGACCTGGACAAGGCGATCAACGCCGCCGCCCGCAACCGGATGGCCTCCTCCGGTGTCGCCATGCCCAACGGCGACTTCCCCATCCCAGACGAAGGCCACCTGCGCTCTGCGATCGGCCACCTCGGCAACTACACCGGCGACAAGGCCGCGGCGAAGGCGCACATCGTTTCGCGGGCCCGCGCGCTCGGGCTGACCAACCTGCTGCCCGATGAATGGGGCGTGGCCAAGGCTGACGCCGTGCTGGCCGAAATGCGGCTACTGGTGCCGAACCTGACCAAGCAGGACGAGGCCTCCGACATCGCCACCGCCCAGCAGGCCATCGCGCTGATCGCCAAACTGGTCTCCTCCGAGGCCGCCTCCCTCGCCGCCGGGCAGCTCGGCGAGGACGCCGACATCGCCTGCCTACTCGACGCGGTGCGGGCGCTCAAGTACTTCATCTCCTGCGAGGAGAAGGAGATGGAACCGAACCCGGGCGCCTCCCAGGTGGCGGACTCGATGAACATGAACGGAGACGTGTACATGGGCGACAAGGCCGAAACGCCGGAACTGACCAAGGTCGACACCCCGGCCATCGCTGATATGGTGAAAGCGGCTGTTGCAGAGGCCGTGAAGCCGCTACGGGACGAGCTCGCGCTCGTAAAGGCGGACACGGCGAAGGCGCTGGCCATGCCCGAGCCGGGAGGCCCGGTCGCGATGCGTACCGCATCGCAGACTGCGGCGGCTCGTGGAGCTGACGCCGCTTCTCTGCGCGCCCAGGCCGCCGAGCTGCTAGCCAAGGCCGACATGGTTCGCCGCGAGGACCCCACACTGTCGCTGGGCTACCGCGAACGCGCCAACGACCTGATGGCCAAAGCCGACGCCTAGGGCCTTCCCGCGAAGGAAACCCTGATCATGGCTTCGATCCCCCCGGTTGACGTACTGTTCGCCGATCCCACTCTGTCCCCGGCCGAGAAGTCCCGCATGCGCGACGAGTACGTCGCCAAGCTCGACGCGGCCCCCACGGTCACACTGGACCGCAACACCCCGATGCCGCACCAGTCCGGCCGTGGAATCGACTTCTCCGCCGCCGCGGCGCCCCGCACCCCGTACGACATCCTGGCCCAGGCGGCCGGGCTGCCGGACATCACCAAGGCCCTGTCCCCGGACGGGCTGGCCTCGCTCACGTCGGCCCTGGCCGCGATGCGGACCTCGGTCCCGGACCTGACCAAGGACATCTCGCTCACCTCACCCGTGGCTGCCGGCCTGGTCGCCTACGACCTCGAAGCCCCGGCGAAGATGCTCACCCCTCGGCCCACCCCGTTGCGCAACCGGCTACCGCGCCGCCGCGGCGTCGGTATCAACCACCAGTTCAAGCGAATCACCGGGATCACCGGCACCGGCACCGGCGGCGTCGGCATCACCCGGGCCGGCATCACCGACGCGACACAGACCAACTTCGCCAACCCCAGCTCGAGCAACAACCTGTTCTACAACCGGGGCCCGAAGATCGCGTACGCCGGTGACACGCAGATCCTGCCGTACATCCAGTTCTCGCTCTCCGACGAGGTGTCGTGGTCGACGCAGTACGCCGGCCAGGGCTACCAGGACATCCGGTCGCTCTCGCGCAACTCGGTGCTGTGGGCCTCGATGCTGGTCGAGGAGCGCACCCTGCTGCACGGCCGGGGCACCCTGACCGGCTACTCCGGCATCCTCGCCGCACCCACCGGTGTGGCCGTGTCGGCCGGCCGTTCCGTCGTCGCCCCCGAGGTCGGCATCACCAACGCCTCGGGCAACCTGTACGTGCGGGTCGTAGCCGAGATGGGCGACCTGGGCGTGTCCCAGGCCACCGCCGCCTCCGCCGCGGGTGCGTACACCACGGGCCAGGTCGTCGACGTCACCTACACCCTGCCCGCCGGTGCCACCGGCGCGCGGGTGTTCATCTCCCTGGCCGCCGGCGCGGACCCGGGCGATGCGTCCCGGTTCCTCTACACCACGACCGCAGGCACCATCTACAACGGACGGTCCGGCTTCAACAAGCTGACCATCCAGGGCACCATCCCGACCTCCGGCGTGGTGCCGACCGCATACACCACCACGACCGGCGCGGTGGTCAACCTGACCGCGGCCGACGGCGGGTCGGCGCTGGCGACCGAGTACGACGGCATTCTGGCCTACTGCACCGGGGCCAGCGCCGGGTACACCACGAAGCTGAACGCCCCGTTCAGCACCAGCAACCCAGGCGTTGAGTACCAGACCGCTTTCGCCGCGCTGTACCTGGCGGTGAAGGCGACCCCGGATCGCATCCTGATGGCCGCGCAGGACCGGGTGCAGCTCTCCGACGCGATCAAGGGCACCGCGGCGTCGAACTACCAGCTGCGCATCGACCAGTCCGACACTGGCGGGTTCACCATGGGTGCGTTGGTCAGCCAGATCCAGAACGAGGCCGCCGGCGGTATCGTCCCGCTCGAGGTCCACCCGTGGATGATGCAGGGCAACTCGCTGATCCTCTCCGACCAGCTCGACATCCCGGACAGCAACGTGGACAGCGTCTTCGCCGTCTACAACGTGCAGGACATGATGGGCGTCGACTGGCCGGTCAACCAGTTCAGCTACGACACTTCCACGTACTGGTTCGGCGCGCTGATCTGCTACGCGCCGGCGTGGTGCGGGTCGGTCGTCGGCATCCAGAACACCCGATAGCGCGCGTCGCCCCCGGCCGCGGAACCCCCATGGGTCCGCGGCCGGATCGCGCGAGGAGGCCATCATGCGCATGCTGCCGCTCGACGGTGCCTACTCGCTCCAGATCAACAGCGAGCGTGGGCTGCGCACCTACGACAAGCGCCGCGACGGCACCATGGAGGTTCCGCAGGCCGACGCGCGCACGATGGTGCGTGAGGGCGTGGCCGTGCCGGCGAACACGGCTGGGCCGACCGCCCACATCAAGGCCGGCTTCACCTGTGACAGGTGCGGCCGGCGTAACTGGTTCCGCCGCTGCGGAAAGTGCGAGGAGATCTGATGCCACCGAGGAAGAAGACCGACGAGGCCGGCGTTGTGGTCAAACCGCCGCGTCCGGTGCACCTGTCCGAACTGTGCTCGGAATGCGGCCAGTACGAGGTGCACCCCGACTACACGGCCTGGAGCTGCGAGCACGGGACGTGGGATCTCGCCAACGACTTCGACAGCCCGGCGGCGGGCGGCGAACCGCGGGCGCAGCTCTCGCCGGAGGACCAGAAGGCCGCGTGGCTGGCTGAACTGTCCGAGGACGAGCTGCTCGCCCTGCTCAACTCCAAGCAGCCCCCGCCGACCGAGTGAGGGACTGACCGGTGACGGTGTTCGCGCAGGACTCGAAGCTGGTCGTACCGTTCGTCACCGTCCCCACATTCAAGGCCCACCCGACGTACCTCGACCTGGCCAACCTGCGATCCGGCGACAGCAGCCAAGCCGACCAGGACGCTGAACTGTTCAACTGTCTGCTGATGGGCTCGGCGTACGCCGAGAATTTCTGCAACCAGCCGCTCCAGGCGCATCTGCAGACCGACAACCGGCGGCTGTTCGTGGACCGCTGGGGCCGGTTGCACCTGTTCGCCGACCACGGTCCGGTCCGCACGGTGCTGTCTTACTCGTACCAGACCGGTCCGAGTTCGATCGCCACCAGCATCAGCACGCCGCCGTTCTGGATCGAGGACGGCCGGCATGTGACCGTCGACGTAGGTGGCAGCAGCGTGGCCTGGTCCGGTTCGCTCCAGCTTGGTGCACCGTCCACCTCGCAGGAGTTGTTTACCTCGTTCACCTATGTGGCCGCCTTCGCCAACACGGTCCTGATCAACTCGCCAGCCGGTGGCGCGAGCAACATTCAGGTGGCCAACCCGACCGGCATCTTCGCCGGTGACACGCTGCGCATCTGGGAGCCGGGTAAGGAAGAGTCGGTGGTAGTCGGTTCGAGCTGGGCCGGACAGAACACGTATCCCTTCACGTCGGCCACGATCCCGCTTGTCGGTACGACCCAGTTCGCGCACACCGCGGGCGCCGGGGTGACCGGCTTCGACGAGGACCTGCTGCTCGCCACGATCTACCTGACCGTGGACGGGCTGCAACGGTGGGGCACGTCATCTGCGAACTGGCCCGGCGCCCGGGTCAAGTCGGCCACCGGGAAGAAGGCCGAGGACGCCTCGGCGTGGGAGCAGAAGGCGATGCGGCTCCTGCTCAGCTACCGGCGTGTGCGGTGACCACCGCCACGGTCATCGACCAGGTGTGCCAGTTCTTCGGCGGCGCGTACGACGCGGCCACGCACACGTACCGCTCGCCGGCGGTGGCCGGGTTGTCCGTGGTGCGGCGCGCGTGGGCGAAGCGGGACGACTTCGCCGACTACTTCGCCGGCCAGACCGTGGGCACGGCGACCGGATGCCAGATGGTCGTGCAGATCCCGGACACCCGTGATCGCCGGGTGGCCCTGCCGGCCATCCAGGGCCGCCGGAAGGTGCACTACGGCATCGACCTGCACTGCTTCATCTGGTCCAAGGCTGCGTATGCGGAGGACTGCCAGGACTTCGTGTACACGCTGCGCGACGCCATCATCGCCAGGATCCGCACCGACCCGACGCTGGGCACCGGCGGCATCGAGAACAACGCCTTCCAGGTCGGCGAAGGGTCGGAAGACGGCGGCGGCGAGATCGCCACCCACATGGAGCAGGGCGCCACCGAGGCCGAAGGCACCAAGGCGTATCTGCTCATCCAATTCGAAGCCCACGCGTACGACGTCGCTTAGAAGGGGACCGTCATGCCCACCACGACCTCGCCAGCCGACGTCCAGGCCAGCACCGAGCTCGACGCCGCCGAGGTCGACCAGGCGGTCGAGCCGGTCGACGAGCTGGCGGCGGTCGAGGCCGACAACTACCGCCGCGCGCTCGCCGGCGGAAGCACGATCCACGAAGGCGAGTGAGCCATGCCGACCCCCACGGTCTACCCCAGCGCCAAGCAGTTCCTGGGGCTGGCGAAGGAAACCACGCAGGGCACCGCGGTCACGCCCATCACCGCGACCATCCCCGTGGACAAGTTTGAACCCGAGGACAAGTACACCTGGTTGGACGACCAGAGCTTCCGCGGATCGATGGCCAACCTCGCCGGCGAGGTCCAGGGCGTCGGCGTCGTCGAATGGTCCCTGGAAGGGCCGTGCTTCTTCGACACCTGCCCATACTTCGTGAACAACATCCTCGGCGACATCACCGACTCCGGGTCGACGCCGAACGTGCACGCGATCAGCCTGTTGAACTCGGGCACCGGCCAGCCGGGGTCGCTCACCCTGGTGGACTGGCAGGGGCCGCCGTCCGCGTCGAACTTCGCCCGCGTGTACCCGGGCGCGTGCGTGTCCGAGCTCACCCTGAAGGGCAACGCCGAGTCCAGCCTGATCATGTGGTCGGCCAAGGGCCTGGCGTGGCCGTCGTCGGTCATCGGCGCCGCCCCGACCCCGGCCACATCAACGGACACCCCGTTCGGAGCGTGGCGGACCGCGCTCGGCTTGGGCGGCATCGCGTCCGGCGGCACCCAGGTCAAGACCGCCCGCGAGTGGGAGATCACGATCAAGCGGGCGCTGAAGGCCGAGTACACCTTGCAGAACGCGCAGACCCCGTTCGTGATCTACCGCGGTCCGGTCGACGTAGAGGGCAAGCTCATGTTCTCCGTCCCGGCCGACGAGTCGAACAGCATGACCTACCTGATCAATAACTCGCAGCCGCAGCTGCAGCTCGTGGTCGACAACGGGCTGACCCTGGGCAACAACCGCAACCTGCAGGTCGACTGCCAGCTCGCCGCCTACCAGACCGTGAAGATCAACCGCGGGCAGGAGGCGGTCGGGTACGACGCCACCTTCAAGGCGGTCATGAACTCGACCAACGCCGGCGCCTCCGGCGGCCTGTCACCGATCAAGGTCACGTTCAAGAACAACACCGCGGCCGCCACCTACTAGGACAGGAGCATCCATAGTGGACCAGTCCAGCCAGATCCCGGTACTCGACCTGCCATCCGGCGGGCGCGTGGAGTTCATTGACCTCGACGATCTCACCGGCGCCGACGTGCACGCCCTGCGCCGCACGATCGCCACGCAGGACACCGGCGGCGAGACCACGAACAAGCTGCTGATCGAGGCCATGCGCATCGGCGTAAAGACGTGGGACATCCCGTACGAGCCGTTCGTCAGCGACCCGCGCACCCCGCAGGCCAACCCGGCCGCGTGGAAGAAGCTGCGGGCCCGCGACCTCAACGCCCTCGAGGCCGCCCTGCAGCCGGTGCTCGAGCTCATTTCGCCGCCGAAGAAGGCCACTATCGACGACACGAGCCCTGGATCCCCTACTCTGCCCGGCAGCGACTGAAAGCCCTGCTGTCGGGCGATCAGGGCGTCCGCGACCCGATCAGCCGCGAGGACGCCCTGATGGAGGCCACGGCCGCGTACGGGTTCTTCGCCGACCGGTACGGGTGGACGTTCCGCCAGACGCTCGACGAGAACCCTGAGTGGTACCTCGAGCGACTGCCCGCGTACGCGGCGGTCCTCGACGAGGTGCGGGCTGAGAAGGCGAAGGCGGCGGCCAGATGAGTGTCGTCCTGCATGGCGTCGAGAAGTTCCTGGCCGCCGCCGACGCGAAGGTCGCGGCCATGCGGGTGGCGTCGCGGGACGCGACCGCGAAAGCGCTGCATTTGATCGAACGCCGCGCGAAGCAGAAACTCGGCCAGAAGTCGCACCGCCCCGGCACCCCGACCCCGGCCAACCCGGGGGAGCCGCCGGCGCTGGTGACCGGCAACCTGCGCCGCTCGATCACCGTGACCGGGCCCGAGGCGATCGGCCCGTCGATGTGGAAGGGGCAGGTCGGCCCCACCGCGGTGTACGGGCGCATCCAGGAGCTCGGCGGCATTGCCCGCGGCCGGACCCTGCCGGCGCGCCCGTACATGCGGCCGTCCTTCGAAGAGCTGAAGGACGAGATCGTGGACCTGTTCAAGACCGCCTGGACCGAGGCGGTCCTCAAGTGAGCGGGAGGCGACCATGGCCCTGATGGGGTACCTGCCGCCCGTGGTCGCCGAGATCATCGCTGACGCGAACAAGTTCCAGGCCGGCATCGCCGACGCCAAGTCCGAGATGGGCGGCTTCCAGGCAGCCATGACCAAGATGGCCGCGGCCGGCAAGTTGGCGCTGGAGGGCCTGGCGATCGGCACCGCCGCGGTCGGGTTCGAGAGCGTGAAGATGGCGATGAACT